CATGTCAGCTATATTTTTCTTCTCTCTCTCGTCAGATAAATTGTAGTTAGCAGAAGAATAGTTGTATACTCCACCATCTGCTCTTACATAAAATCTATAACCATTATATGTACCGTTAGTATTATAATAATGAAAACCACTTGTTCCTGCAGCTGATGTATTAAATGTTCCTGTCATAGCACCTGTATTTCTAAATTTACATCCTACACCAGAGGTATCTGCACTATCAGAAGTTCCTAAAAGAATATTACCACTGCTATCAATCCTCATTTTTTCTGCAGTGTTTTCGTCTTTAATTGTTTGAAATATTAATGATGAATCTATAGTGCTAGCTGTACCAGTAAACGATTGTTCTTTCTGCATCCTAATACCTTCAATGCCAAATAAAAGACCACCTGACCTTGCTAAACCAAAACTAATACCAACACTATCTGCTGAACCATCATCACTAGAATTAGCAATAGCTAGTCCAATGGCGTTTGTTGTGTCTTGGGTTGTTTGCAAAATTGCATAAGGACTTGTTGTGCCTATACCCACGTTGCCACCATTAAAAAATGTGTCAGCCCCCGCTCCTATTCTAACCTTTTGAGCATCACTAGAATCATACAATGATAGTTCTGCACTATCTGAGTTACCAGTACCACCTAATAAATATCTACTACCACCATCAGGTGCTTTAAATGTTGTGTTACCAGTAGCTACTACAACTTGGTCATTCCCTCCTAGTTTAATATCCACTTGGTCATCAGTATCAGCCGTAATAGACGAATCACCGTCAGCATCAAGGATAAGCTCTGTGCCGTTCATATCAATGTTAGAACCTGTTTGAACTTCAAAAGTGTTAGCCTTAAAAGAAAAGTCATCTGCACCTGCAATCTTTATGTCGATTTGGTCATCAGTGTCAGAAGTAATGGACGTATCACCGTCAACATCAAGAACAAGCTCTGTACCGTTTAAGTCAAGAGAGCCTGTCATTGTATCTCCTGCTACGTTCAGATACCGTGAGTCACTATCTGTTCTATTATAAAAGTTACCTACAGAGAACACATCATACACAATTATCTCCACGACATCATCTGCTGTAGCTCCTGTGCCTAATACAACAGATGTGCCTGAAGTTGCCGTATAGTCATCCACAACTTTGAGCAAGACTCCATTCTGATGAACATCAATGAAATTGGAGTCGCTATAAGTTAATGTGAGATTTTGTGTATCCGTCCCACTGAACGTAGTTTGGTTAGCTGTAGCTGTGTACAGGTATCGTGTTCTAACCCCTTGCGATGGGGACTTTCCTAGATATGGCATTTAGTTATCCTATTTTAGATGCGTCATCTCTTGCTTTACGATTTTTGTAGTCACTCCTTGCAAGAATGAGTTTTACAAAGTCGGCTTGATTAGATGGGATTGGGTCGGTGAAAGATGAGTCGTTCATCAACTTATCTGTCCACTCTCGTTGCATCCTCTTCCAACAGTTGTTTATTTTACCGTCCACTGCAGCTTGTATCCATGTATCCAACCCTGCGTTGTCTGTATCATTGTACAAGTCGTTAGATAGTATTTGTTGTTGTAGGTCTGTTAAGACCACTGATTTAGTATGATTTGCCATTGTTACCTCCTTTAATGTATGTTGTTTCGCATTGGCATATTAACAGGCTAGAAAACCTGAAAAGAAAGAAGATGTAGAAACATCTGTTTGTGTAGTGCCTTGATTTTGTCTATATTTTATCACGGCTGTGTCATTATTATCCATGTTAACAAGCAAAGAACCATTAATGGTATAATAACTCAACGTTTGGTCGTGGGACTGAGGGTCAATAATGGAGTAAAAAGTTCTATTACTTGTTACAAGAAATACCTCAAAATAAGTAGCGTCATTTGGTATATCTACAAAATACATATTATAACTAAATAGGTACTTTCCTGTTACTGGTGCTGTGAATGTATTAGATGCAAAATCATTATTTTGGTCATAGACCTCTGTACCCCATGCAGTCGTATGTAGTGTATTTATTGCAAAATCTGTATTGGCTGTAGCATAAGCCAAAAACGCAGGTTGAGCAGGTTTAGTGACAGCACCCGTTCTGTCAATTTTTAAAGCAGATACTCCTGTATGAATTAACAACTCATTATTGTTACCACTACCTAAAATACCAAGTTCTGAACCAACATATAGTTCTGTACCACTACCTGCTGAAAACTCTACAAGACCACCTCTAGTAGATTCATTTAAGCTTAATATTGCACCTGTGTTTCCTTCACCCTCAATCTTTAAAGTTCTGTTTGAAACTGCTGCTGTGTTAATACCTACTGTACTATGTCCACCATCGACAATAAGAGCGTTGGTGTTTGCATCTGACTCCACACGGAAGTCTACATCAGCACTGTCTTCGTTGAAAACTGCACCCCCATTAGCTGTAACTGCACCTGTAACACCTAGTGTGCCACTAACAGCTATATTAGTATCTAGCTTGGCACTTGTTACTGCACCACTGGCAAGTTGTGTTGAGCCAACACTTGCATCAGGAGGATTTACAGTCTGCACAGCAGAACCCAAGAACACCACATAGCATGAGTCTGTACTTGCTACAGCATCAGAGAATGTAATTGTCGTACCAGACGCTGTATAAGCCTTACCAGAGCCTTCTTCCTGTTTTACATTGTTAATGTACACGAGAAGCTCTTTGCCGTTTGCTACGGCTCTATCAAGCGTGTAACCTGTACTACCGTCACCAGTAATGGTCTGTGTTACAAACGCTTGAAACTGTGTGGCTAGTTCATTACCAATGTAAGGCATATTAGGTTATCTCCATGTAGCTTAGTGTGACTGACACCTTGTCTGCGACAGAGCAGTCTACCTGAATCCTATCGTCTGCATTTAGAACAATCTTGTTACCCTGCATGATTTCTACTGTCGAGCCAACAGGAATAGGCACATCTTTTATAAGATGGGCAGTTGTGTTCTGCGTTGACCCTGATTGGTTTGTTGTGCTTACTAACTGAACAGAAGCTGTTACTTGAGCAGTGTGTACATTTGCCAGTGTTAATCCAAGAACAATAGATGTTGTATTATCTGGGCAATCGTATATTTCCTCAAAAGTTCCTGCACTTGCAGGTGCAACATCTCTTGTAGTTAGTTTAAATGTGTTTGCCATATCTTTCTCCTTATCCTAACGCAATGGCTAATGCTACACTGTTGTCCTCTGCTGATGCAGTTGTTGCAATAGTTCCTGCTGTTGAGGGTAGTGTTAATGTTATATCTGATGTAGAGGATGGTCCTATGAGTGTTACCTTGTTAGTACCGTTATCACTGTCCTCAAAGAACTCTACAAATCCTGCTGATGTTGAGCCATTCTTTACAGAGATACCTGCATCGTGTACAGGCTTACCACTTGTTGTGAGTGCAGTAAGTGTGCCAAGTGATGTAATATTTGTTTGGGCTGCAGTTTGTAGTGTACCAGATAATTGTGTTGCTGTCAACCTTCCTGTGCTTGGATTGTAGGTTAAATCACCATCTGATTCTAATCCAATGTTGCCACCGTCTACATCACCACCTGATGTGAATATGATAGCGTTGTCTTCGTTTGTGCTTTCGTTATCACTAATGGTTACTGTTGTTGCTACGGCTGCAGTAGTTGCATTTGCTACTGTTACTCCTGCAATCACTGTGTTAAGTGCTGTACCCCCTACAGTTATAGCATCAGCTTCTAGTGTGCCATTAACATCTACATCATTTTCTATATCTAATGAGTTTGCTATAAGTTGGTCAACTTGTAAACTCTCATGGCTAGACCCTAGTTTTAGTTCAAACTTAGGTCCTGTAGTGTTATAGGTAAATGTAGCATCATCTCCACTACCACCTTCTAATGTTATACCTGCACCGTTGACTACAGCAGATGTGCTGTTACCACTGTCTAGCACAATGTTGTGGTCGTTTAGATTTACAGTAGTAGAGTTTACTGTGGTTGTTGTTCCTGATACAGTGAGGTTTCCTGCGAGTGTTACGTTAGCACCACTGAACGTCATGGCAGTAGTCGGTGTAGAACCTGACTGAATAACTAGCTCACCACTAGAGTTGTTAAAGTTACCAAAGGTTGTGCCACCGTCTTTGAGTGTAACATCTCCACCATCTGCATCTAGTATGATGTCTGTTGTGGCATCTAGTGTTATTGTAGAGCCTGAGTCTATTTCTGCTATGACTGGAGTTGTTAGTGTCTTGTTTGTAAGTGTGTCTGTAGTAGTTCTACCTACAATGGTATCTGTTGTAGCAGGTAGTGTTAATGTAGTATTACCAGAAAAGTCTGAGTGTGCAGGAGCTTGTAGTTGAGCGTAGTGTGCATTACTAGACTCACAATAAAATCTTACATACGACTGCGCTCCTGAGTTCTTTATAGAGATAGCTCCTGATTGCATATCAATACCATTTGAGCCATCTATTCGTACAACACCAGTTCCGTTTGGTGTTAGAGCAATGTTACCGTTTGATGTTGATACAAGACCGTTGCCATTTACATCTAAGTCACCACCTAACTGTGGAGTTGTATCCTCTACAACATTTGATAGAGCTACACCACCAACAGCCAAACCTGATACGATTGTGCTACGTGTTATCTTCTTCAGTCCACCACCTGATGTGTCTACAGCTAGGAAGACATCATCATTAGCCACTGTGGATATTTCACTCAAGTCACCTACAGCAGTAGGATTAAAGTTTGTACCATCAGCTATAAGCAAATGCCCTGATGTGTTTGTGTTCATTACAAGGTCATCACCTGTTATGGTCAAGTCCCCTGCAACAGTTAAGTTCTGACTTGCATCAACAGTCAAGGCAGTTGTGCCACCTGTTGCTACAGTGATAACGTCAGAGCCTGAAAATGTTATGCTTGTGTTGCTGTCTGCATCACCTGCAACACTGTCTACCTGTATGCTACCTACGTTTGTTATGTTGTTGTCATTGAAAGATGTAGCACCTAGAGACACTGTGCCTGTGGCTGTAAGATTGCTAGAGCCAACATCTATGTTACCAAAGCCTGATGATATAGCACCACTGTCAAGTGTGCCTATTGTTGTAACATTAGATAAGGTATCAAGTACAGACTCAAAGTATGTCTCAAAGTCTGTCATGGCAACCTGCTTCATAGTGCCATCGTCATTTACTATGAGCCTGTCTGCATCTACAAGAGTTGTGGATGTGGCAGATGTGCTACCGTCTACAATGTTGAGTTCTGTTGTTGTAGCAGTGACACCATCTATGAGGTTAATCTCAGTAGCCGTAGCTGTTACACCGTCAAGTATATTTAGTTCTGCAGCCGTAGATGTTATTGCAGTGCCACCTAGTGTGATTGACCCTGATACATCTAAGTTACCATTTAGGTCAACCGTTGTGGCTGCAAGTTGTATCTCTGTGTCAGCTACAAGGTCTAGCTGTCCGTCAGCACTAGAGTTGATGTAGATGGCTGTGTCACGAAATTGTAGTTTTTCTGTGGACGCTACAAGTATATCATCAGAGAACTCAAAGTAGTCCTCGTCTTCCATCCACTTGAGTACACCGTCAGATGTCTCTCCGTCAAAAGTTACTGTTATATCTGTTCCTGCTGTACCTGCACCAAAAGTAAGTGTGTTACCTAGTAGCTTGGTAATAGGTCCACCTTCAGCAGATGTACCATCGTGTGTGTGTCCTGTTCCTGATGCAAAAGCTGCTAATAACTGATTGAACTCGTCATTAGTGTGGGCAGCCGTAATAACATCACCGTCAGAATATGAAGACTGTCTTGTGTATGTTGCTCCCATTTATCTTCTTGCTCCTATTTGATATTCCAATTGAAATCCTTTTAACGAGTACGGTGCTGTTTCTCCACCATCATTTACTCTTAGTGCCACAGCAAATCCTGAACCTTCTACCGATTGTCTAAACAGTGGCTGTGATGCACCACCATATGTACCAAAACTACTAGAGGAACTACCATATGTTGTAGTGCCATATACCGCTGCTATATCTCCTGAATCTAACGCATAAGCTGAAGGTCTTGGAGAATCCTTTGACTCATAATCGTATCTCAAAAATAAGTCTGCATCTATAGTTGACTCTGGTGCAAAGTTTACAATAACACGATGCATATGTTTTCTTATACCTGCATCTCCGAATGTCATGTCTGGGCTTCTATACTTTGCTAATATAGCAGTGCCATCAAACGTATTGCCTTGTTCTTGCCTATATACATAACCGTTAGCAAAATCTCCATGTAACACTATGACATTACCTGCTTTAACAAAGCTATCTGTAGATGCAGGACGTATACCTCTTAATTCTGAAAACTCAAAAGACTGTCCTTTTAAAACGCATGCTACACCTTTTGTTGCATTTGCTGCAGTTCCTGTTTTAGTAAAAAATATTCTATACTGTGTTCTGTCAGGTATTACTACGCTTTGAAATTGTCCTGCATTTGCTAAATTCTCGTCAAACAAACTTTGTACATTAGAACTTATAGTGCCAAGTTCAACGTCACCAATTCTTGCTGTACCTGCGACTGTTCGTAAGCCATCAGGTCCTAAGAATATTAAGTCACCTGCAAATTCCTGTATCGTATCTCCGTTTATACAACCAATGTCTCTCGTTACGGCAGATATAGCAAAGTTACTTGATGATGTACCTGATAACTTAAATATTCTATTTTCACAAAAAACAAATAAATTGTCACGGAAAACTTTTAGTCCTGTTATAGTATCATCTACTTTTATACTTCCCCCACCACTACCACTTGAAAAATTGTCTTCATCAAATGGAACACTAAATACTAATGTCTGTGGTGTGCTAGACTTACCTGCGTAAAACATATGGCTTTGAAAAGCCGTTACAAACTTAGACCCTGCTACTGAACTTTCGCTTACATCTGTTGCAGACATTGATGCGTTAAAAAATGTAGGAGCGTTATTTCCGTCTACTACTATAAGTTTATTATTACCATCAAAGTTATAGCGTTCAAAACTATATGTACCTGCACTTGTTCTGCCAGTATCTCTTTCTGTCCAACTAGAGCCACCTGCTGTGGCACTGAATATCTTTTCACCTCTGGCTGCCACAACCAAGTCACCAAAGGTTGCTACCATTAATACTGGCTCACTTGAAGAACTTGTTTGCGGTACAATAGCACTCACATATTTACTAAAACCGTTTATTCTTCTGTAACCACCCTCAATGTCAGGTTCAAAGTTTTGTAGTTCTAGTGCTTCACCGGGTTGCATTAAGAATGTAGAACGGTTAAGAACCAAACCACCTTGGCAGTTAAATGCTGTGGGTGCAGTTTGTGATAAATCAGGCATTATCTAACCGTTGCTGTTGCAAAATAATTTGACGTTACAGTTGGATGTACAAGAACTGTTGACCTAACATACTCATATTTATTTACTAACAAGCTCTGCATATTTTTTATACCCTGCTCAAATCGTGCAAAGTTTAATTGATACTGAGATGTTTCCCCTCTGTACTGATATACAAATGCTGTAGCACCATCCACTATTACTGGAGAAAATCTGTCTGGTATACTTGGTGTATCACCATGTGCAGACAAATCAGATGTAAAGGTAAAGTAGTCGTATTTTAATGCATATGTTTTATCGGGAAAGGGATATAGTAAATAATTATTGTCAAGTGTTCGCACTACATGTGTAGGTATTCCTCCACTGTCAAACTGTGCTACTTGTGTACCATTGTCGTGTGTGGCTGCAGTTGTGCTGTTTGCTCCTCGTGTGCAACCTGTTAAAGTGTTTGTACTAATACCTGTGTATGTTATCTGTTCGTTTTCAATAAAAATAGTTCCTGCAGAGTCAAACCCTGTGGAACTTGTTAGGTCTATTTCTGTTTCAGTAGCATCCAATGCTTCTGCTAATGTTGTTGTTACTATTTCATCTTCTTGGTCAATAAACTTATCTACGTATTCATTATACTGTAATATACTTAAAGCATTACCTGCTGTTGCTAAGTCTTGGTCTTTTACTATTCTAAATGTATTATAGTCTACTGTTTTTGCATCTGTGGGTATAGAATATCTAACTGACCCTGATACAAGTGTTTCTGTTTTAGTTGAGTGATTAAATGGATAATTAAATTCTCTTTGATTAATATATCGTATTGACTCGTTGACTGCATTTTGAGCTTGTACCTGTATACCTCGTGCATTACTAAAATTAGAAGAAGTAAGTTGTACTTCATTTAACCTTGCTATTACACTATTTGTCAATGCTAAAAATGTTGCCATTATAAATTCCTAATAATAAAGTGGGGCAAGTTGCCCTGCCCCACCTAGACTATTTAAGCAAGGGTGTCACGGTCTACTTCATTAGCAGTCATGTCACCTGTGTCATCAACGTCCATGCATACAGCAAACATTCGGATTACACCGCCTGTTGTTGTACCCTCTTCA